GGTGCACGTTTGGTTCCTGTGGAAATCGGAATTACTCACTTCTATGACATCTGGCTAACTTATCACCCGGACCTTAAGAATTCCGTGAGACATATGGTTGTTCTCGGATGGTTACGCCGCATTTTCGATCCCCAGCGCTATCCGTGCTTTAAGGACGAATTCATCCATCCCGTCACGTTGATTGAGCTAATGGCCGAGACAGCAGCCCCAGTGTTCGGGCGAGGTTATATCGCCGCCGAGCCCGGCTATAATGATGGCGCAATCGAGACGCTTCCAAACCACGCGGGATAATCGCCGCAGGGAAAATCGAGCCACCCGGCATCGCCCGAAGACGCGACAAATTGTATCAGAACCCGCGTCAAGCACCTTCCCGAGCATGCCTGAGCTGGCATGACGTGCGAATGAAGAATTCCGCGGACCATGCGCGTCCGGCCAGTCGAAGGCTCGTGACATCGGATCTCGGGCGCCGGATCTCGACGCCGGCATCACCCGATCGAAAGAAGCTCACCGAACGTCCGCCCCGCGCACAAACCCGTCGGGAAACCGCGCGACAAGACCGCCTATTCCGCTCGGATCGCTTTCACTCGTCGTGATCGGCCGCTCTTGCTTTTGCTCGATGCGATAGACGCATTTCAAGATCTCGTGGGTCGGCGGAAAATCGCGCCAATACGCAAAGAGACCGAGTACGTCGTGCAACGTCACTTCATCGATCTCTGCGGGCGTGTAGCCACAACTTGTCATAAGTCTTGCGTAGATGAAGCTGAAATCGATGCGGGCGGATCCATTGCACAGACCTCGCCCGCTTGAGCTTCCCCCAGCGCGGTATCTCCTTGCGCTGGTGTTTCAATAAATCCACCAAGGCGCAAGACCGTCGCCATGGCGGCGCCGATTTCGGGCGCTGTCGCCTCGATGTCGCCGAGCGAGGCGGCCGCGTCGGCGTGATCGCGCCCCAGCGCGATTGCGACAATCGCCAGTGCGGCCGCGACATTGCCTTTTGTCTCGGCCGCGCTCGACATAAGGATGGGCTCGATTTCTTGAACCTGGCGCAAAGTCAAAGGCCGCACCGGCCAGTCATGCGCGCCGAGCCGGATTGTCTCGGGCCGTGGCCGCATATTAAGAGACCTCCGCGAACGACCAAGTCATCACATTGCCCGACGCATCGGCGAAGCAGGAGAAATCAAATTCCGGCATGATGAAATCCTCAAGCTTTGTTTGAAAGCTCAATTTGTTCGATGTGCAATTATTGAGTTGCAGGGAAATTGCCTGGCTCTGGAAGGTCGTGTAAAACTTGGCCTTGAAGGTCGGCGTCGTGCCGAGTAGCTGATTTGCCACCGCGATCTTTTGCCCGGCCGCGGCGATATTGTAGGTGTAACTAATCAGCACTTTGACACCGGACACGTTGTCGGACGAGGAAAACGTATAGACGCCAGTCGAGAGGTTCACGGAATATTGCCCCGCGACCGGGCCGGAGGCAACGAGCGCCAGTGGCAATCCGGTGACGCTGTTGATCACGCCGGCATCATCGACGAAGGTCGCGGCGTTCGCCACGGTAATGGTGAAGGGCGTCGTCGGAATGGCCGTCGGGCCTTCCGCGAATAACGTTGCGATCTGCCCGGCGACGGGGGTGACGCCGTAAAAAAGACTACCAAAGGCGATGCCGGAAATGCGAGCGACCTTGGCTTTTCCCGTCGTCTTGATCGAACCGCGAGCTATCGCCACGGGGCGCTGAAACTGGCCCGTGAGTTCCTTAATCGTCGCGGTTTCGTCGATCGTCACTTCCTGCACCAGGCCGAAATTGACAGGGGTTGCATTTGCGCTGTCCGTGCGGGTGCCGAAGAGCACCCCTGATCCGAAACTATACATGTGATGACCTCTTCCATTCGCCTATGCTAAGACCTGTTTGCAAAACCCTGGGACAGTCCAACTTTGTAAGATTGTTGGGGCTTTGCACGGCGCTTTTGGCGCGTGGCTTTCGAAGGTCCAAACCGTCGGCCCCTATTTTTATTTTATGGCAGGACAAGCTTAACCGGCACGATCAAGAGAGCGTCGCCGTCGAGGTCGCCCGGGTCCTTCAAAGCCTTGCCATCAATCTTGCAATGGTAGGCGGTGCCGTTCAGGGTGTTTCGTCCCAGCACAAGGTCGCCCCCTGACAGCGCGAACGCAGCATCGAGGGCGTCCATCACGCCATTGAGCAGCGCGGCACCGATAATGCTTGGATCCTTGGCATTGAGATAAACAAACAATTTGACTTCGATGATGCGCTTCGGAAGGGCCGTTTCGCTCCAGGAGTACGTTTCCTGACCGCCCTCGAAAAGAAAGCAAGCGGGCCGGCTCGCCGAGGGAACGTCGCTCCAAAGTTTGAGTCGCCTCGCCGGTCCAAGCGTCCAGGGATATGCACTGGCGACGATATTCATGAGAGCCCCAATGGCGCTCTCGCGTGGTGTCACCGCCATCCGGCTTCCCCAATGCTAAACTGCTTGAAAGCACAAGTTCGCTTGTCGTTCGCGGCGCGAAGGAGATCGGTGCCGCGGCGGTCAACCCGGCGCCAAAGCGTCAAGGATAGCTTGTTTGAAGCCTGACTCTATGTCGTCGCTCATCTCCGCGAGAGAGCTGCCGAGATAGGACCGCGCGGGAATTGCCGAACCGGGATGGTGCACGCTTTTTGCGAAAATCTGGTCCCCTCCCATGCTGAAGGCCAAAGCCTTGGCTTTCACCGCAACAATATCGTGGGCCGCCGTCTTTCCGCCGAATTCCTGAATCGCCGCATATGGCACGCCGGTGCTGGAAATCGAGACGGATGTATCTGATCCATCGTTCTCGATCGAGGAGATGATAGAGGCCGCAAGAGCGCCGGAACGGATCTGTAAGACCTCGCCGGAAAGCTTTTGTTGAATTCGAGCCTCCAGAGCACCGCGAAGTGCGTCTGCTTGGCCCAACAACGCATCCTGCACGGCCTGCACATCGAATTCGACATCGATCATGGCATGACCACGCGACGATAAGGCGATAAGGCGCTTACCACGAAATCGGGAATATCCTTGACGATGAAAGCCATCGTCTCCTGTCCGCCGAGCGACTTCGAATGTTGACCTATGCGCGAACGATAAGCATAACGCTCGGCCACCCAATCCATGCAGCAGGATGCGAGATCGGCTGGCACGTAGCCATAGGTGAGGAGCACCGAGGAACCCGCATCTTGTTGCGCAAGACTGTAAACGCCACTTGCGGCCGCGTATTGTCCGGCTGCGGGGTTCTTCGTGACGGCAGCCAGTGAAACACCATTCGAATAAACGACACCGGCATCGCTCGCCCACTCGCCGTAAGGAGCCTGCGCCGAGAGGCTGTACGGAGGCGTTGTGGGAATGACCGCGCTTTCGTTCGTAATCTGGTAGCCCGCGCCATAGGAGATCGTGACGTTCTGGACACCGCATGTAAAAAGACCCGCGCAGCGACAACCTCTGCATAGCCCCTGGCGGTGTGGCAACGGAAGAATCTAGAACATAGCCAATCTGAGCGCTCGCGCCAGCGACAAGCGGCGGCGAAGGAGGGATTGCCACGCCATCCACGATACAGGAAGAAATTCGGTAGTGTCTCACTTTGAATAAGGCAAATGGTCGAGCATGGCGGCGCGCTTCCGTGCGAGGCTAGCATTTTCTTCGGCGTCCATGATCGCAATGATATCTTCCCAGCCCATGAGTTTGCTGGTCAAGCCAGCGGCCATAGCAGGCGTCACACGAAGCGTCTTGTGAATGCGCATCCAATTGTAATGCACGAAATAGAGCGCCAGCGCATGAACGTGGTTTTCGAACTTCTTTGAGAAAGCGTTTGTTAGACGCGTGAACCGGCGCATTCCCATGCGCATGCTGAGATTTTGGCGTTCCACAAACGAAGTTGAAATGTGCTTTGGGTCGGGCTTGCCTTCGATTGGCGTCTTCTTGATGCCATTGCATTCGGCTGGGCTGTAGCGGCCCTTTGCACTATCCGAAGTAGGTCCATACAGTTTTACTAACTGTGCATAATCCACGTCACCGCCGAACGCGCCCTCAACCGCCTCAAGATACGATTTGTGACCATCCGTGGTTAGCTGGACGCGGTTGGCGAGCCGCGACCGAAGATCGTCCATAAACTCGATCGCATAGCCGCTATCGCGCCCGCCGACGAGCCACGACACGATCAATTTGCTATCTGCGCAAATCCCTGTCCATGTCCACGTATCACCAGCGCCTTGCGGCGGGGCTTTCGCCATCGCGACCTTCTTCTCCTTACAATGTGTGAATGCCCAAATTTCATCGCATTGGATGCGTTTGGAGACGACATCGCGCACATGCTCATCATGGAAGGCCGCGCAAACCTCGCCCGCATCTTCCAAGAGCTTCGATACGGTGTTGATCGACACATCGCATATGCGGGAGATCGACCGCATGGACGAATCTTCGCAAAGCATGGAAAGAATTTGGACGCGCGTGGCGATAGGAAGTTTGTTCATAGGCCATTGTATAGCCTATGCGATCTGAAATAGTAAGCATTATTTTCATTTAAATACGTTTGTCGTGTCGTGCGACCTGGCGACGCGGCGGCGACGCTGGCTGTTGTATTGGAACAGCGTCTATATTCAAGTCGAAACCAGTTACTATGCTCCACCAGACGTTTTTCTTGAATTTAAACTCTCTGACGCGATGTCCTCCATAAAAACTGACATCGCTGCCATGGTGGAATTTCTCACCACAAATAATATGAGTGGCAGACGGCGCTTGGGCTGATAGTTCAGCCCAAGACCTCCCGTTTATGGGGTCTTTCTTGATTGGAAGGGTTACTACAGACAACATCAGGCGATTACTCTAACGCCCTTTTCCTTAAGTGATTTTAGCGTTTTATCTACGACCGCAAGAGACAGCCCAAGCGATTTCGCGATTTCGACTGTGTTAATCTTCGTCCGCCCTAATGCTCTCACTGCCTGAATGTGAGCATATACCGCACTTTCGATGTTCTTTTGCGCGTGCGGCGATACGCCTCTGGAACGTCCACCACTGCCCGCAAGAGTGTACATATTCATCTCACCTGTGCTAGCCGTATTGGTGTTAATAATCGAGGACCCCACCGCAGTCGGGCTAGATACTATAGTATTCATGTCATCACTCCAGGCTTCTGGATTTTCTGCTCTATTACCTTTTCATAGACTCCTTTCTGCGTTATTAGCGCTTGTATTAGTGCCGGTATCACAGAATACAGGGATTACTACTTGTACGTCAGCATCAACATGTATAGTCTTTAGCGTCCTAGCCTCTTCCATCTTGTCTGCGCTTAACTTTGCTGGTAACCTTGTACAGAATAATGTAAAATCATTTTCAGTATTAGCAACCTCCAAATAGTTTGCGCAGTAGAATGGCGTAGATTCGTTGACATCAATGATGATGCGCGTCGCTAACGTGACTTGGGCAGCCTCCTTTGTTCCCTTCGCCACCATCACGCGCTCCAACGCTGTGCTGCCGCCTTCTTGGCGATGGCTGTGCGTTCCTCCTGTGACAGTTTTTCCGCGCGCGCTTTCGCGCCCGCCTTTCCAGAGCGGACCTTTCCCGATGGTTCTGTCAAAATTTCGGTGATTTCTCCCGTAGCGATGCGGCCAACCATGACGGCACAGCCTATGGCATCAGCCGGACGTTTCTGGCCTTGGGGGCCTCGCGCCATCAAATCTCCTCCTGCTTGCAATTATGAAGGTAGCAAACAGGGGTTAGTTATTCAACACCGGACTTGGCCGGTGTTGAATGATTCGTCGCACCTGTCAAGAGGGGAATATGTAAGAATGCGCAGATTACAAAGCAACGATCACGCTGCCACTACTGCCCGGCCCCGAACGCCGCCCGCCGCGAGCGATGGCCGGTTTTGTGACGGGGCGTCATAAAATATCCGCCAGATGCCACGGTCTAGTAGACGGTTCATGCAACCACAATGCCGGGGGTTCACTTCACGTGTATCTGTATGTTGCAAGTAACACACTCAAAGGACTGGCCATGCTCTAGAACGGCAAATCCTTCGGTCATCTTATCGACCGCGAAGCGTAAGCGGCTGCGCGGGTTCTCAATTACAGATATATCCGCGATGCCCTCACGCCCGCATTGATAGCACTTAAGTTCAAGGCTACGTCTGTCATATGCTGCCATAAGCCAAATATGGGGCGCTACGATCAGGAACATATGACCCATACGGGCGCGAAGAAGAAGTACCCCCGGCGGCGGGCTGCGTTCAAAACTTGCGCGACGGGGCAATCGTTCCTGTGGCTCGTTGCCTTATTCAAACTGAGACACTACCAGAAATTCCGATGACCGGCCATTGCCGGAGCATAATCGAAACATCGTTGCCTCCGTCATAGGTTTCGGTATAGGCCGACGGCAAAATCGCCGGCCGGTCGATAAAATTGAAGATGGCGCGGCTGATTTGCGTAATTAATCGGGCGAGCAGAACATCGTCTTCGGTTCCTGTGATACCCAGCCAGCTTTTGAGATCGGCCAGGCTGACAAGATCGAAGGGAGATGCCATTGTCTACGACCCTGTTGCTAGGCGCTTGCCGTCGTGCGGAGGGCGCATCTTTGGGAAACCAGCCGTGGTCTCCATCAAAGTCAGGCCCGCCCGGGTGGCGCTGCTAGAATATTGGAACCGGTCCGCCTTCGCATGCGCGGCGTGCCGCGGCGCGTAATTCTTCATTGGTGACAGGCAAGGACACCGAGATCCCCTTCGCTCTGAGGAAAGCGAAGAGTGCCGGGCGGTTGAGACCCGAAATGTCTTGTTCGTCCTCGCCGCCGGTTTCCGCGTCGTCCGGCGGAATCACGCTATCGGGGACCGTTGCCGGCAAGCTGGCCTGGAGGCCTTCGGCAGGAAGGTCGTCGACGGGGCGCCGGAGGCGCTCAGCCAAATGCAAGAGCATGTGCGAATGGGGCACAGCATCGATTGGCACAGCGTTCTTGCCGCCGTTCCATGGACGGAACCCATGTACCTTAAACACCTCGGCAGAATGGTCGTCTACCTCAACGGACCGGTCATCCCCGATTGGGACCTCGACGCCATCATGAACGATCGAGGTAATGCCGTCTGGAGCACGCAATTTGACCATCTGCGAAGAGACCTACGCTAAAGGTATTCGACATGCCCGCTGATGTTGCGCTGCTGCGTCCCGTGCAATGTCTTGACGAGAACATAAAGCCCGGCCGTGAACGCGATTCCCGCCGCCGACGTGCGGGATACGGTCGTGCCGGGAGAAACTAAAACTCTGAGGAGCGGCGTATCCGTGCTGTAAACCGGCGGCGTCGCCTTGTCGTAAAAGAGGACCATCGCGGGGCTGCCATCGGAATTCCCGACATCGTATCCGAACAGCGTTCCGGATCCAGCCTTTAACTGTACCGGGGTTTGGCCGAGCGTGTCGAATTGCGCCGCGGAATTTGCCATCGCATTGTCTCCATCGATTCCCGGATGACGCGCACGGCGGCGTTACCGCCGTGCGCCTTATGCTTAGCCGTTGCCGATATTCGTGATCAATGCCAATGACGGCGGGAAATAGTTTTGCAGAACTTCGTCCGCATAAACCCCGTATTCGTATTTGCGGGTACGAAGCGGCCACTCGATTTGGTAATAATCCTGCCGTGTGCGGATTTGAACGACGTTGCCAACGCCGGCGAGCGGATAAGGCAACATCTTCGTCGTCATGAGGATGGTGCCCGCCGGCATGTTCGGATGCACCTTAATATCGATTACGCTGCCGCCCTGCATCGAGAACCGGTTCAGATAAGTGCGGACCATGATGCCGCCACCCACCAAGTCCTGCGACGATTCGAAAACGAACCGCTGCGCGGCGGTCTGCGAGCCCGACAGGATCTTCTTTGAAATGTTCAAGGCCTCCTGGGAATTGACCCACATCGTATCGGGAGAAAGCCGGTAATTATCCCACATGGACTTTAGAGCGACATCGATCTCGATGATGCCGCCGGCGCTGTCCGAAGTGAGCGGCGTGCCAATTCCGGCGCTCCCGGAAGCCATCGCGGAAACGTAAGACCCAGAGCCAGGGACGCGTGCCTGATAGATGAGCCCATCGAAAGCGAGCGCATTCGTGGAGTTGTCATTGGTACCGAGCGAAGCGGCCGTCTGTGCGCCGCTGGCGTTGGCGGTGATCACAACTGAATTAATCGTCGTGATCGCGCCGAGCACTTCGGAACCCGCCGCACCCCAGAACCAGGCATAGCCCAGCGCACCGGAGACCGGCGTAACGCTCGCGGTGACGGACCCGGTCGTGCCCGTCGTGGGGATGGGGGCGTTCGCGCTCTGCTTCGCCACGCCGCCACCGAAGGTATCTACCGATAAATCGGCGTTCGTGCGCGTGATCGACCCTTGCACTCCGCCGGCGATGCTGCCATTCATAAGGCCGTCAAGCGTCAACGCGGCGCAAATTACGGACCACGTCTGCGCGGCAAGGGTGCCGCCTGTGGTCAAAGCCGCTAGCGACGGCGTCGGCGTCGTGCCGAGCGGCGTCGATGTGCAGCCGCCAAGGATCATTGCCTCTTCGCCGAGCATTAGGGCCTCGAGGCCTGTCTTGGCGCCGACGGCCCGGACATCGTCGAATTCCTGGCCGGCATATTGCGCCTCGAAATCGACACTCGTCTCGACGCCGATGCCCTTATAGGTCGCCGTATAATCATGCGTGGCGACCCCCAGCACCCCGCCCCGATTTGCCGATGAAACGCCGAACCGCAAGCCCTGGGTATTGATCGCGGTGATCGCGCGCCATGCGGCCTGGATGCCGCCTTTGCCCGAAACCCGGGGAATCGAGTTGCGCAACGGCGTTAGAACCGGATAAAGAAATTTCGCGCCGAGTTCCAGATCGTAGAAGGTAAGCCCGGAGGTGGCACTCGCGCTTTCCGTGAAGGTGCTCTTTTCAAGCCCAATGAGGTTCTTGAACCGGGGATCGCCGAGCGGCTTTTGCTGCGCGGTCTTGAGCCGGTCCAGAACCTCCTGAACATCGGTACGCATGGTCATGTGTTGCTCCTAGCCGCAGGGAAGTTTGAAGGGATTTTCGTGGTGAACATTTTTTTTCGCGAGAGTGCCTTTTGGCGCGACGGACCGCCCCGCTTCGAGACACGAGGAACTCATCGGTCGCGCGCGCACGTGTAAGGTATCGTCAAAAGTTGGGCGTTCCGGCATTCAAGCGTGGCGCAGGGGAAAGACGCTCATCGCAGCGGCGAACGGCCGTTGCGCTGCGCCAATTTGATGGCGAGAACCGACAGAGCTTCGGGGTTCGCAAGCAGCTTCTCGATGCCGCCGCCATCATGAGCATCGCCGCCCGCGTCCTCGGCTTTTGAGATCGCTCGCGGTTGGCCCAAGAGCGGCAGTGGCATGGGCTGCTCCTCGATGTTCTTCACGCGCCGCAGCACGTCGGCAATCGCTTCAGCAAGCACATCGAAGCGTTTTTCCAAACCGCCTCGCATGACTTTTTGTGTTTCGCAGACGGCTCCAAGTTCAACCGAGGTATCGTGCAAGTGCTGGACCCTGGCCTGATCCTCTTCGTTGTTCCGGGCGCCGATTTTGCTAAGACGTGGGGTTTTTAAAGACGCGGCTTTTAGAGGCGCGGCAAACATCGTCATCGGCGCTAGCGAAGCGCCGTCTTGCGCGAGTTCCGCGGTTTCCTCGCCCACCATGGTTCGCAAAATAGCCGAGGCGCGTGCGACGAGATCGCGCAATTCGCCGGGCACCCCGGAATCGTCCTGCTCGGTCCGCTCGCTTGTTCCATCGGCCTTGATCATTTCAAAGGTCGCTTGCGGCAAGCACGGCAAATCGACGAGCGAGATTTCGTTCGGCGCCGCGGTGTAACGAGCGAGCCCTTCCGCGTCCGTCCACCGTCTCTCGTAGGCTCCGCCTTGCGAGAAACCGGTATAAACCCCCTCCACGACTTTCGCCCATTCGGCATCATCGACGACTTTGGCGCAGATCTCTATCTGCTTTCCCGCGTCGTTGAAAGTGATGGCCGTCACTTTTCCCGCCGCGACAGGCCCGTGCATGGCGCGGAGATTGCCGAGTGACTTGCCGCGGGTGGATTTCGCAATCTCCTCGGACCATTTTTCATAGAGCGGCTTGGTCGAAGCATAATCGCAAATCTCCCCCGCGCGATCTTCCGTCTCGGCGGTTGCAAGGCCATAGACGAGGCGTCGCGCCGCGTCGACTTTGGTGATCGGAATGAACATGCGCAGCGCGGACATGAATGCTCCTTGCATTGAGAAAGTATCGACAGCAGAGAAACGAGACCCCTTGGTGTTCAAACCGCTGGCGAATGGTTCGCCGCGAACGTGATCACCTGCCGCTGGCATTTTGCGGGTCAGGTGCACCGTTCGCAGAGGTACGTATGCGCGAGACGCACGTTGCCACACGCCAACCGTTGAATGGGAGCGCTGGTCGTCCCGCGCGCTGGGAACGCTTATTGCAAATGCATCGCGAGACGCGTGGTTGTCTTCCACGAGGTTTGGGTAGTGGGCTACTTTGAATTTGACTGGCTTCTGGCGTTGTGACATCAAGCCGCTATGCCAAAGCGGATCAAGCATTCTAAACGCCCGCGCGATGTGAACCAGATTGCACATCGCTTAGTTGAGCAATCTACGGCGCAGCCAGAGGTATCGCTGCAGACGCCTACGGTCACGGCCAGCGTATCGGAATACATGGCAGCCATTGGCCGCAAGGGCGGCCAGATTGGCGGTAAACGCCGTCTTAGTACGCTTACCGCATACGAACGAAAAATTATTGCCAGCGCTGCCGCAAAGGCGCGATGGAATAAGGAACGAAAGCCTAACAATAAGGGAAAGTCATGATTGATCCCGGAGGCATCCCGGCACCGCCGCCGCCAATTAATCCGGAGTTGAAATTCCAGACGGCGCCGGAATTTCTGGCTGTTTTTAATGAACTCAACGTCATCCAGGATCAGCTTAACAAGCGCCAGCAGCTCATTCGAGATGTTGAAAAGCTGCTGACAGATCGGCATGGCGCTGAGAACCGAATGATCGCTTATGTGGTTCGTTTCGCGCACTCTCGCTCCGGGATTAATTCCTCGGACATTGCAATATTTGAGGCGCTTCTTAATTCCATTTCTGGCGCGGAACAGATAAACATTCTTATGCACAGCCCCGGCGGCGACGGGACCGTCGTCGAAAAAATGGTAGAGATGTGCCGCGCGCATCTCGTTAACGGGAATCGCAAGCTCCCGTTATAGTCCCAAATATTGCTAAGAGCGCTGCCACTCTGTTCGCGCTTGGCGCTGACGAGATTCTAATGGGCTATTGTTCCGAGCTTGGACCAATTGATCCTCAAGTGCCAATCTCTGTATCGGGAATCGTGCAATGGATTTCGGCGCTCGCATTTGTTGAGTCGCGCGACACACTTATGAGAAACATCGCAGAGGCTATACGAAAGAAAGAACCGACAACTGGGCAGCTTCAGCAGTTAGCCGGGCTGAACATTCCCTTCACGCATGAGATGGAGAATTGGATTGACTTCGCCAAAAAGACAGGAGCAATTTTATTAGACAAATACATGTTGAAATCGAAATTTCCGAACGCGGCCGCGCGGCGCAAGAAAGCTGATCAGGTGGCGGACAAGCTGTTGTCAAAGCAGCTCTTTCCTGTCTATGGACAGCTTATTGACGGCGCGACGGCAAAACGTGAACTTGAGTTAGAGGTTGAGGTTCTCGACCGGACGGACGAGCTTTGGAGATTGATTTGGGCGTATTACATCCGATGCGAGATTCAAATGAATATCCAGATTCAACCTCCGATGATAAAAATCAAGCTGTTCGAGTCCGCGCAGCTTTCTCTAGTCACACAGGACACTGCGAGTTAGTCGGGTTCACGACAACATCCGTGGCCACGCCGAGGTTGCGAGGCGGCTCTCTAGATTCTATGGCATGAGCGCGCGTTGCGATTTCCAGCACCAATCGAACGTCGGGGTTTTTGTCTATCAAATTCCGCACTGTCTCAACGTCCCCCGACACTCTCTTACGTGCTTGCGTCTTCGACGCTTGGCGCTTTCGTGAGGTCATCGTCTCATCTCCTACGTACACCATCGTTGCATACTTAATGGTATTTTTGAACCCTCGTTTGGGGGGCGGCGCAAAATTTAAAACTGAAGCACTCCGACGAATAAGGTTGACATGCTAAAGCGGATTTAGTATATTGGCCTCATGAACAGATGGGATCATCAAACCCGCGCCCAAGTCATCAATTGCCTTATTGAGGCCGGCTCAATCCGAGCGACCGTCCGCACGACCGGCGTGGAAAAGAAAACGGTCATGAGACAGCTGGTCGAAGTCGGCGACGTGTGCGCCAATTACAAAGATCAAGCTTTGCGCGATCTTCGTGCGCAATAGGTGCAGGTTGACGAGCTGTGGTAATGGAATTTATTGCAAAGATGAAAATCGTCCCGCAGAGATTGCAGCCAAGCATCCCGATGCCGGCGATGTTTGGCTTTGGGTAGCGATCGATGCGCAGAGTAAACTTTACACCATCGTTGCATACTTAATGGTATTTTTGAACCCTCGTTTGGGGGGCGGCGCAAAATTTAAAACTGAAGCACTCCGACGAATAAGGTTGACATG